TCAAACGGGCGGGATGATGGCCCTGAAGGGCCCAGGTCCGTATTGCGCCGAAAGCTGCGCCACCTCGATCCGATATGGACCTGCGACCCCGTCTGCGGATCGCATGGCCGAGGTGTAAAGGAACTGGGGCTGCGCCAAGGTATAGCTTGCCTTTGTTTCCGCACCTTGAACCACCCGCAGTGAATAGCCTTCCCCTTCCTCGCCAAGCGGAACTTCGATGGCTTGCCAACTGTCGCCGTCAATCCGCGTCCGGCGCTTCCAGGTCACAAGCACATCGCCTGACGGGCTGGCCGATGTGCGAAGATGGGCAACGGGGTAAGGTCGCAACCCCGCCCCGTCAAAAGCCTCGACCCGAAGAACCACGTTCGGATCATCGAGGCCCCGTCCGGCAGGACCGATCCGGTAATAGCGCCCAAGGCCGCGGGCTGAGAGGGGCAGCTCAATCTGGGTAAGGGCAAGATCCAGAAGCACAATCGTGCTACCGACAGGCCAGATGTCCGGCATAAGCCCATCCGTGCCCAACTGACCCCGCAGACGTATCGACAGTTCGTAGGTGTCCGGGGCAACGATCATGGCATCCACGAACTGGAAGACCTCCCAGTTCGCGTTGCTGCCATCGCCGATTGCCATGGCGTTTGCGCCGTTCAGGACGGCCAACATGTCCGCCGAAGCCAACTCGCCGGAAGACAGCTTGATCCGCAGCGGAGCGCCCCGATCCCACACCGCAGGGCTTGCCTTGGCGAGGGGCGTTTCCGTCACACCGATGATCGCCGCCGCTGCGACCAGCCGATTGACGTCGTAACCCGAGTCCTGATTTGCCGACCAAAGTGCAACCGATCCGGGCCATGGCTCGCATGCAACCGCCAGATAAGGGGCATGCGGAACCTCGTCACCGGTCAACAGGGGTAGGTCAAGGAATACGGGAAAGACTGGGACTGGCCCCTGAAAGAAGCGCGAGGCTATCGCCTCATCGTCGCTGTCGGCTGCGACATAAACACCAGGCTCGACCCGGACCGCTTCCAGCATCTGCGATTCGGCCTGTTCTGCCCGGTCAATCCGGTAGCGTCGGCCGGACAGACGGACAACGTCACCGGCCCCGATCCGAAGCTGCGATTTCGGCAAGGCAAATCGTGCTCCGTCTCGGGCGATGCGCGCTTCCGAAAGCCAGCGTTGGGCCGTTGCCTGCCCTTCAGACATGGTCAAAGCCAGGGGCAGATCGGTTTGGGAAACCCCCCGCGCCTCTTCATCCGGGAAGCGGGTCTCGACCGAACGCACTTCGTAATTTGACTGGGCATCGACAAAGCCAAGCCGGATTTGCCCGGCAGATTCCGCCTCTGGCGCGCGGATCGTTTCAATCCTGCCGTCGCTATCGCTCAGCACGGCCAGATCCTCGGGGCCAAGCTCGGCCACGACACGCCCATCGCGGCTGCGGAAGACCAGTTGCGCCTCGCGTTCCAATGCATCAAAACCATGGGCGAGGATCAGCGGCTGCAACGCGGCGCGGGCAGAGGAAACCTCTGACTGTTGGAACCCTCGCACCAGGCCAAACAATCCCTTTGTATCAATTGCGTGCACGCCAGAGTTCGCGCAGATTTCTGCGACGACAGCCGCAAGCGGTTGATTGGTGGCGCGTCCGTTCAGCCAATGGCCCCGCACATAGCTTTCGCCATCATTCCAGACCGAACTCTGGCCCGGAAACTCGGGGAATGGGCGGGCGTCCCATGCCCATGCGTGCGCATGATCCAGGTCGACCATGTAGCCGCCGTAGACGGGTGAAATCGGGTTCACAGCCGGATCAGACCAATAGGACGTCACAGCCAGCAGATATTGCATCTGCATCAGGTCATCACGTCTGCCGTTTGACCATGCCGGCAACCCGGATTCCGAGGATTTGGGATCCGTAAACTTGTTCGGCTGATTGCTGCCCTTGTCGACCGCCGGGCAGCCGTACTCGGTGAACCAGATCGGCTTGGAACCGGGGACCCAAGCCGTTGGGTTGGCGGACCGCACCCCGCCAATTCGGTCATGGTGCAGATTTGACCACCATGACTTCAGGTCCTTGTAGCGAAATACCCAAGGTTCGTCGAAGGCGCCGTCGGTGATCGGCAAACGCCGTTGCGCAAGGGCACCTTCAGGGCTGTCATAGTACCAGTCGAAGCCTTCGCCGCCGGACACGTTGGACCTGAGGTAGTCAAGATCATACACCGATCCCCATGCGGCATCGGCGTGATCCTCACCATCGCGCCAATCGGAAATCGGCATGTAATTGTCGATCCCGACGAAGTCGATGTTTTCGTCTGACCAAAGGGGATCAAGGTGGAAGTACAGGTTCCCGTCGGCCTGCAGGCCAAAATATTCTGACCAATCAGCCGCGTAGCTGATCTTGGTTGTCGGCCCAAGGATCGACCGGACATCCGCCGCAAGGGCGCGCATCGCCTCGACCGCAGGAAAGCTGTCCCCGGCACCGCGAATTTGCGTCAGCGATCGCATTTCCGATCCGATGCAGAACGCATCGACCCCACCCGCAGCGGCACAAAGGCTCGCGTAGTGCAGGATGAACCGCCGATAGCCCCAGGCTGCAGGTCCAGAGTAAGCAACGGTCTCTCCAGAGCCACCAAAGTGGAACGGCTGGGCGGTACCAAAGAAGCTCGCGACCTCTGCCGCCGCAGCCGCAGTCCTGTCGGGCGACCCGTCACGGCCGGGCGCGACCGAAAGCGTGATGCGGCCACGCCATGGCAGCCTTGGCTGGCCTACAGTACCGGTCCAGGGATCTGGCAAGCTGTTTCCGGCAAGTTGATCCATCAGGATGAACGGGTAGAATACCACATCCTTGCCCGCGGCCCGGATCGCGCGGATCGCTTCGATCACCGAGGCATCAGAGGGCGTGCCGCCATAGATCGGCGCTCCGTCAACCCGTGGAACCTCCTGCGCGGCAGAGCGGTTGATCCCCCCTGCCCGCCATGGCATCCCGACACCATCAAACTGTTTCTGTTCGACCTTGGGCTGCACCTCGCAACTGCCGCAGCGCAGATCGTTCCCGAACCAGGACACGACCATGGACACCGAACGCACCGACGGCAATTCTTCGCCAAGCTGCTCAAGGCTGGTGGCAAGATCAGTCAGGCCTGAGGGCGAATGCACATTCGCCGTACGATTGCGGCCGCGGCCTTCGGCATAATGCACCGGCGTGGTCGCCAGCCCGTATTCCCCGGTTCCCGGGATCAGCGCCACCCCACGGATTGCTCCCCCCAGCGTCTCGGTCTGGTCAACCGCCGATCCCTGCGCTGCCCGGGCAACTTCGAAGCTGAACTGTGGCACCCTGTTGCCAAACTGGCCAAGTTCCAGATCCTCGATAACGACATAGGCAAGACCGCGATAGGCGGGCACCTTGCCAGCCCCCTCGACCGCCTCCATCTTCGGATCGGGCAGCTGGTCTTCGCTTCCGCTGTAGACGCGCAGGTTCAGATCGCGGGGCGAGATTTCGTTGCCATCGGCCCAGATCCGCCCAACACGCAGGATTTCGCCTTCGCACAGCGCGATCGCCAGACTGACGGAATAGCTGTAGTCGTTGACCTTTGGCCGGGGCGCCCCTTTGCCAGCTTTGCGGCGTCGAACGGTTTCCTTGAAGTCGGTCGCCCAGATGACCTGACCTCCCACCCGCATCCGCCCCCAGATCTGGCCAATCGCAGTACCCTCGCCCGCTCCCGTCAGGCGCAGCCGGTCAATCCGACCGACGTCAACCGGGTCAGACCCTGCACCAAGCAGCCGCTGGTCGATCACGCGGCCCAGCGTCGCACCAATGGCACGGCCGATCACGGCACCGGAAAGGCCAAGGACTGTACCACCAAAACCGGCACCGACTGCGGCACCAGCGGCTGAAAGAAGAAGCGTCGCCATCTATTTGAAACCTTCCGGAAAAGCAAAGCGCGCCACGATCCGGCGCTGCCAGGGTTGCGACAGGGGGCTTTCGATCACACCGTGCCCGGTATAGGCGTGGACAAAACGCGGCGTGGCACCAGCGTCGGATTGGATACCCAGATGCTTGGCGATGCTGCCGTCCCGCATCCGGAACAGCAGCACGTCGCCAGCCCCCGCCGCACCCATTGCCTTTGGAACCAGCCAGCGTTCGGCGGCCTCCATCAACACTTCGCGTCGGGATGGTTCGGCCCAGTCTTCCGTATAGGCTGGAACCGCCTCAGGCTCGGCACCCAGAACGGCGCGCCAGATGCCACGTAACAGCCCCAGACAATCGGTCCCCGCCCCTCGCGCCGAAGCCTGATGCAGATAGGGCGTCCCGATCCAGCGCCGCGCCTCAGTAACAATCAGCGCCGAACCGGTCATGCCCCAACCGCCGAGTTTCGCGCGCCCCCTCGGTTCGGGCGGTCAGACACCGGGTAGGAGGCCAGCCAGTCTTCACCGGGAATATGGGGAAACCCTCGGAACTGCAGCATGTTGGCGAACTTGTTGCGACAGGTCGCAGCAGACTTGTTGCACCCCGCAACCACCCGGAACCTGTCACCGGGCAAGATGGCTGCCCCGATGGACTGCCACAGCTCGATCTGCCGTCCGTCCGCAGTCAGGCGATCGTTCTTCACGACGCCGACCAAGCCCGCCGCTTCTCCGGTCAGCACTTCGAAACGGCCATGCTCGAACCAACGGTCTTCAAAGCCGCTAAAGCCGGTGAAGTCAAAAAACCTGCAATCCTCTACCGCTTCGACAGCCTGCTCGGCAAAGTAGCCGGCCGTATCGGTTTGGAACCTGCAACGGCTGTCCCCCAGAACGGCTGAACACACCGGCTGGTAGGCAAAGCCCTGCGGCCGGTTCAGCGCCTCGGTCAGGCCGCGCAATTCGGCGCGAAAGGCACCGCCAGCGCGCACGATCTCGCCGAAACTTCCCCTGAACTGCTCGATCCACGTCCCCGGCTCTGCCCAGTTCACCAGATAGGACCGAACGTCCGCCGCATCAAAGCGCCCCGCCAGCAAATCCGCTTCCCGGATCGAGCTATCGCTCAGCGCCCCGACAGCTTCGGTATTGTCCACCGACAGTCCGGTCGTTTGCTGCAACGCCTTTGCGGTAAGGCCCGTATCGGCGCGGCAGGCAATTCCGTCCACCACCAGATCACGGTCATGATCGGTAAAGCCCAGCAGCGTTCCATCCGTCCGGCGCACGGTCCAGGCGCGGCAGACCGTAGTGGCCCCGCTTTCCAGATGCCGGTAAAGCGCTTCACTCATAGCCGCACCTCCACAATCGGGACGGACGGCACATCGCCAGCTTGAAACGATGCGACCGATGTCTGCACGATGTCCGTGTCAAAGCGCACCGGCACATCAAACTCGAACCCCGCCGTCACCCGCGTGCCCAGATCAGGCGGCAGGGCGAAGATCACCTCACCCGTTTCAACATTGACCGTATACTCCAGCCCTTCGATCTTCTGGTCATCGGCCACCGCAACCAGAACCGTCCCGACCACCGGCTTGCAGATCGGCCTCAGATAGTCCTGCAGGCCGGACACATAGGTTTTCTGCAGCTGAAACACGGTCGAAACCCCGTCCCCCATCCCGATATGCTGGTCATCCGGGGCTAGTGTGCCCGTGGGCGAGCAAGACTTGAAATCCGACCAGTCCTTCCAGCGAAAGCCGTGCAACTGGCCCATCCGGGCTTCGAAAAATGCAATCAGGGTGGCGACATCGTCCAGAGACCGCAGCCCCAACCCCGCATCATACCGCCGGCGCGAATGGGCCCAGGGCGTGTTTCTTTCCTCGAACCCGTTTGCCAGGGTGACAATCTCGGTTCGCCGTTCCGGCCCGCCGACGGACCCGAAGCTCAGGTTTGCCGGAAAGCGTATCTCGTGAAAGGCCATGATCTTTCCTCACCGGTTGCGCTGGCCACGCGCCAAGGCGCGGCTGACCTGAGCGGCCACTTGCGATTGACTGCGCTGGAACCCCTGAACATCCGGCGTCGTGATGTTCATCACCACGTTCACCGCCCTGCCCCCCGCCGACTGCACTCCAAGCCGGCCGTCCGGCCCGCGGGCCAGCGGCATGATCGCCTCGGGGCCGGCCTCGCCCATCAGGCCGCGCCCACCCCGCATCGGAAAGGCGGTCGGCGACGATACGACGCCGCCCCTTGCGAACGGCATGACGCGCCCTTGGGAAAAGGCACCGCCCGCGGCGAAGGGCATCCCCGCGCCCATCACCGACGACAATCCCTGCGCCAGAAACCCGCCCAGCGCATTCGTCACCGGCTTCATCGCAATGGCGTAGACGCTGTCGACAATCGTGGTCGCCACCGTCTTCAGCGCGTCGTTCAACTTCATCCCGTCAAAGACCAGGCCGTTGAACGCCTTGCTCAACCCGCCGCTGATCCCGCTGGACAGCGTGGTCACCTCGCGCCCCGTGAACACCATCGTGTCCCGCATCCGCGCAAGCTCACCATCAAACGCCGCCACCATCGACACGGATGACCCCAGCTGCGCCTCAAGCGCCTGAAGCTGCTCCTGCATCGTTCCGATATCCGCCATCGCCATGATCCTTCCTTGCATCGGGAAACGCGGCGGCAAGCTCTGCCAGCCGCGCGCGCGTCAGGGGCGGGACCATCTGTTCCCGCCCCAGCATCATCCGCAATTCGACCGGCGTCAGCCGCCAGAAGACCGCCGGGTCCAGCCCCAGCCCATGCAGGCCCGCCTGCATCAACCCGCGCCAGTCGATCCCGGTCGCAGGCTTGGTCATGGCTCACCCGGCAGCGAAAATGCCCGCGCCAGCAGTTCCGCCGCCGCCCGCGCCGCCTCAACCGGCCCGCCGCCGATCTCCACCCGCAAAAGGTCGGCCGCCGTGCCTTGCCAACCACCGCCCCGCAAGCCCGCCACGATCAGCGCCAGCACATCCCGCGTGCTGAAACGTCGGTTCTCGAATCTCTCCACCAGATCCAGAAGCGACCCCGTCTCCAGCGCCACTTCCAGTTCCGCCAAGGCGCCCAGCGTCAGCTTGGCCACATGGCGCTGGCCATCCAGCCAGATCGCCACTTCGCCCGTCCAGGGGTTCGCCATCACAGCGCCGTAAAGGTCAGCGCGCCCGCTGAGGCCATCGACATCTCATAGGTCGCCTCGTCATTGTGGCTTCCCGCGTACTCGATAGAGGTGATCTGGAACGGCCCCTCGATCACCCCGAAACTCGGGATCACCACCTGAAACCCCGGGATCAGCCCATCAAAGAAGATCTGCCGCGCGCGTTCGTCGGTGTTTTCATCCCGAAACACTCCCGAGCCAGAGATCGAGGCCGACTTGACCCCCGCCCCCGCCAACAGCTCGCGCCATCCGCCCTGGCTTTCCAGGCTGGTGACATCCACCGATTCCGTATTGAAACTGATCCGCGTCGCCCGCAGCCCGGCAACGGTCACAAACTGCCCGTCCCCCGTCTGGTCGATCTTGATCAGCAGATCCTTGCCGCTTTGCACAGCCATGTCCGTTCTCCGTCAAAAAAAAAATGAAAGCAGGCGTCTGCGCCTCCCCCTTGTGGGGAAGGGATGGGCGTGGGGGGGGCACCAGACCTAAAGCTGAACCCGCGCCCGGAAGGTCAGGTCGATCCGCCGCGTCTCGCCCTCTTCGATCCGGCGGGCCGAGGCGCGCAGGAACAACAGGTTCACCAGCGCCCCCCGCGTCAGCGTCAAGGGTGCACCGATCAGCGCGTCCGAGATGTCGGCAGCGATGGTCTTGATCGACAGAAACCCGGTCGCATCGGTGATCACGCTGATCACCAGCTGATGCTCGGCCCCCGCACCCGACTTGTCAGACTGATCCCGTGCCTCTTCCGGGCCAATCAGGACAAAGGTCCCCGTCGCCGTAGGGGGCACGGCGTCATAGATCGCCACGGCCCCAAGCGCCGGAAAGCCGGTCAGCCGCTGAAAGACCGCCTGCTGCAAGGCAGGCGCTGCACCATAGCTCATTTCGGCACCTCCTCACGGGCAAAGCAGGTCAGATAGCGGCCATCGGGGTCGCGCTCGGTCACCGCCTGGATCAGGAACAACCGCAAGCCTTCGCGGAACCGCTGCCCGGCCTTCGGGCGTGAGGCTGACCCGAACGGCGCGCCCCGCACCGTCACCCGGTAGGGCACCGCCGACAGCATCCGCTCTTCGCCCAGAACATCGCTGCCGGACCCCGGCAGCACTTCGGCCCAAAGCGTGCCCAGCGCGGCCCAGGCTTCGGTAAAGCCGCCTGCCCCGTCCGCCGTGCGCACAACACCCTCCAGCACCAAGGCTCGGTTCAGATGCGGCGCCTTCATGTCCGCCCCCCGCCCAGAATCCGGACCGTCCGCCAGCGTTCGATCAGCGTCACGACACCAAAGGGCAAGCCTGCAGACTGACTGCCATCATCCTGACGATGCTCGTGATATTCGCTGGTCAACAGCAACACCGCTTGCCGCAGGTCCACGGGAATATCGGTCCAGTCCGGCCCGAACCCCGCCTCGAACACGACCTTCACCAGACCGCCAGTTGGCACGCTGGGCAAACTGCCCCCGCTTCCGGCGATCCTCGGTCGCTGCAAGTCGGGAACCAGCCGGTAGGCTGCCTCTGGCACCACAACCTCACCGCCCAGCGCATCAACCAAAGTCACACTTGCAATCGCCGCCACCGGAGCAACCGGCAACGCCTGCTCATCGCTTTCGCGCCAGTATTCCACGACCCACAGAAAACTGCGGCGGTACAGCATCTTGCCGATGCGCCCTTCAATCACGGCCATAGCGGCCCGCAGATAGCTTTCGATCAGCCCGTCCTGCAGGCCATCGTCGGCAAACCCACTGCCCAGCCGCAGGTGATCTTTCAACTCCGCCAGCGGCAATACGGCCGAAAGCACCGGGGCTTGTTCAGTCAACATCATGGCCATGTCTCCACTCACTGCGGGGCCCAAGATCGGCGGGGGCGCGCGCCATCGCACACCTCCGGAACCCGGCCCCGGTAAGGGGCCGGGCAAGAGCCAAGGATCAGGACACTGCAATCCGCAGCAGCTTGATCGCTGCAAAGTCGGTGATATCGCCGCCCACCCGCTTGTTGGCGTAGAACAGCACGTTCGGCTTGGCACTGAACGGGTCACGCAAGATGCGCAGGTCGGGGCGTTCGGCAATCGTATAGGCCGCGCGGAAGTCACCGAAAGCGACGGCGAAGGCGTTGGCCGCGATGTCGGGCATATCCTCGCAAACCAGCACCGGATAGCCCATCAGGCGTGACGGCTCTCCCGCGGCCAGACCGTCGGACCAAAGGAAACGGCCATCCGCATCCTTCATCTTGCGCACCGCGCCCACGGTCTTGGAGTTCATCACGAAGCTCGCATTCGCCCGGTAATCCGCGCCCAGCGCATAGACCAGGTTGATGATGCAATCCGCCGGGTTCACCGCCGCAAAATCCGCCGCCGCCCCCGTGGGCACATAGCCGATATTGCCCCAGGTCCAGGACGCATTCGCTACCTTGGTGGGCAGCAGAATGCCGCGCGGCTTGTCCACGCCATCCCCGTTGATGAAAGCCGCAGCCTCGGCGCGGATGAAGCGGGTGGCGATCTTTTCCGCCAGCCAGCCCTCGACGTCAAAGGCGCTGTCGTCCAGCAGCCGCTGCGAGGCTTTGGGCATCGCCGCCAGCTCATGCAGCTTGATCGAGATACGCTCGATCACCGGCGATGCCGTCTCGGTCGTCGCCGCAACTTCCGTCGCCCAGCCCGAGCCCACTTCAGACCGGTCAACCAGCACATCGAACGAGGTCGCCTCGACCTGCACGATATTGGCCACCGACCGCAGGGAGGAGGTCGCAAACAACATCGACCGGATCCGGTCCGCCGTCTGCGGATCGATCAGATAACCACCGTCGGCAGCCACGGCGGTCGACATCGCCTTGCCTTCCAGAGTCAGCACCCGCAGGCCATCGTCATCGCCCGACTTCAAATAGGCGTTGAACGCCTTCTGATGCGGGGCCTCAACCTCTGCAAGGGCCGAAAGTGCGGGGCGGCCATAGGCCATCGTCTTTGCGTTCAGCATGGTCAGTCGCTCTTCCTGATATTTCAGCGTTGATTTCACGTCGTCCTGAAAGCTGCTGAATTCTTTCAGGAAACCCGCCATGGCGGCTTTCGCCTCCGCAGCCGGCGTAGGGGCGGGGGACAAACCTTCCCCGGCCCGAGAGTTGATCTCGGTCATCTGTGGTCCTCTTTTGTTGCAGATAAAGCCCGACGCGGCCTGCCCGCGCCTCCCCTCCCCCTGATGGGGAGGGGATGGGGGTGGGGGTTACCTTTGCGATAGCGCCCGGCGCGCGTCCTCGAAGACCGCCGCCATGTCACGCCAGTCGCAGTCCAAGGCCTCCGCCTTGGCCGCGACCCGCGCCTCGGGAAGCATCGGGAAGGTCACCAGCGACACTTCCCAAAGCTCCAGCTCCGACAACAGGCGCTGCCCCTTGCCGTCACGTTCCGCCCGGACCGTGCGATAGCCGATGGACAGCCCGTCAATGGCCCCGGCCTGCACTAGCGCCGCCGCCTCACGGCCCTTCTCGACCTCCGTCAGGATGCGCCCCTTGACCCACAGGCCCGTCGCATCTTCCCGAACCTCGTCCCAGACGCCGATCGGCTGGCCCGGATCATGCTGCCACAGCATCTTGACCCGCCCCCCCCGCGCCGCCAGCCGCTTCAGGCTCGCCGCATACGCGCCCTTCTGTACTACGTCCCCACCCTGATCGGCCTTGCCGAACAGCGAGGCATGGCCCGCCACCACATGCCCCTCGGTCACCACCAGACCCGCATCGGGGCGGTGGAACTTGCGCTCGGGGGCACCAAAATCAATGCTCATCGCCTCACCTCATTGCTGCCTGAATGACCGTCTCGGCCATCTGTGCCAACAGAAACGCCGCCACGCCGTAGACGCCGATCCAGATCCGTTTCTCCAACCGCTCCAGCGTCGCCTCAATCAGCCCCAGCCGGTACTCCAGCCCCGACCACCGCTCGTTCGCGACACGTTCGTTCGCTTCGATCCGCGCGGCAGCGGCGTCAAAACTGTCGTACAGGAACCGCGAGCCGCCCTCGCTCCGCCGTACGGTCATTCCTCATCCGCCAATCTGGGCAGCCCGAGGAGCATCCGCTTTTCGGCAACCGTCAGGAAATCCGCCCCCCCGACCCGCGCCCATTGCTGATCCCGTTCCCCCGCCAAGGCCGGCACCTGGTCAAGGTCCGGTCGCAGATCGACCTCCACCCCGCCGAATACCGACAGCCAATGCGCAAGGTCCGCCAACACCTTGGTCGCCAAGGGCAATACCGTCAGCCGGTAGAACGCCCGGTTCGCCTCTTGATAATTGGCATAGGTCGCATCCCCCGGGATCCCGATCAGCATCGGCGGGATGCCGAAGGCAATCGCAATCTCGCGCGCTGCCGCCTCCTTGGTCTTCTGGAACTCCATGTCGGAGGGACTGAACCCCATCGGCTTCCAGTCAAGCCCGCCCTCCAGCAGCATCGGCCGCCCGGCATTGCGCGCGCCTTGGTGGTGGCTTTCCATCTCGCTCACCAGCCGGTCATACTGGTCGGACGACAGCGCCGATTGCCCGTCCGCCCCCTTGTAGACAATCGCCCCCGAGGGCCGGGCAGCGTTGTCCAGCAGGGCCTTCGACCAGGTGGAAGCACTGGTATGCACGTCAATCGCCGTCGCCGCCGCCTGCAGCGGCGAAAAGCCGTAGTGGTCATCCTGCGGATGAAAGCTGCGCAAGTGGCAGATCGGGCTTGCCGCGCCCGCCATCTGGTACCGATGCGACCGCCCGCTGACCGTATAGTCATAGGCCACCGGCCAGCCATCCGTGCCCGGCACCAGGCTCATCCGGTCGGCCCGCAGCACATGCAGCTCGCCCGGCAGGGCCGTCACCCCCGGCACCGCCTCGACATAGGCATTCCCGGCCAGCAGCAGATAGCCATAGACCGCTTCCAGAAACTCCGCCCGCCCTTGCGCCCCGTTTGGCCGTTTCATCAGATCAAGGATCGGGTGCGTCTCGTACCGCCGCTCGTTGTCCTGACAGACGATAGGCAGCGCCGCCGCCGCCTCGGCAATCAGCCGCACAGCGCGAAACCCGATCGGGTTGCCCTGATACCCCGTCCGCGCCAGCGACGCCGCGTCCCGTGCGCTCCACGCAACCCGGCCGCCCGTGCCCCAAGCCACGACCCGGCTTGCGGCCGAGGCCTTGCGCTCGGGCACCGCCGCCGGGGCAGGCTTCCGCAGAAAATCGAATACCATTTCGCCGCTCCTTGATGCCCTCGGGCAAATCGAACCCGCGCCCTGCCGCAACCGGCAAGACAACTGCCCCTAAGGGCTTTCATCTTTGTGCAAGTATCCCCGCCGGAGGCTTAAAACCTTTAAAGCGACCGTACGGTGGGTCGTCCGCCCCGCCCGACCGGGTTCACCATCACCTCGGTCAGCGCCCAGACCAGCGCGTCCAGCCGGTCGGGCGAGCCCCTGCCCTTCCAGCCCGTCACCGCCATCTGGCACATCTGCTCTTCCAGTTGGGCAAGCCCCCGGACATGCGCCACCCGGCCCTGCTCGTACAGAGCCGCCACCGGCTCTGCCCGCAGCATCTTCGACCGCGTCGCATGCACCCCACGGAACGGCACCTGCGGGTCGATCATCCGGACCACCCGCTCCACAAGGTCCCCGCCCTGGTTCACCTCGGCCACCAGCCGGTCCGCCCCGTGCCGCTCCATCGCCGCCAGTGCCGCCCGCGCCCACCCTTCCGGAGACGCCCCCTTCACCGAGGCATCCTCCAGCACCACCGCGCGCCAATCCTTCGGATCGTCCCGCGTATCGGCACCCACCACGACAATCCCGCATTCGTCGCTCTGCTTGGTCGCGGTCACCGGCGGGTCCACCGCCACCACCACCCGGCTGAACACTGGCATCTCCGCCACCTGCGCCCGCTCCAGCATGGCAGGCGTCCAAAGCGCGCCCTCCTCGTCCTCGACCAGCACACCTTCCAGCTCCTGCCGTCCCAGCCGCGTGCCGCCATAGCGCGCCTGCACTTCGGTCAGGAAACTTTCCGCAAGATAAGCCCGGTTCGCCTCGGTCGGCGCATGGGTGACGACGGTGGAAGGGTTCTTCAGGATTGCCTTCAGCACCGCCACATTGCGCGGCGTCGTCGTCACGACCGACCGCGGGGATCTCCCCAGCCGCAGCGCAAACTGCAGCTGATCCCAAGCCTCATGCCCCTTCTTCCACTTGCCCAGCTCATCCGCCCAGGCCGCATCGAACTGCGGGCCCCGCATCGCCTCGGGCTCATGCGCCGAGAAGACCTGCGCCACCGCCCCGTTCGACCATTGCAACTGCGCCCGGCTGGCATGCCACACCGGCCGGCGGTCGGGCGGCGAGCACGCGATGATCCCGCTTTCGCCCAGCACCATCACTTCGCGCACCTGATCGACCGTCTCGCCCACCAGCGCCACCCGCTTGGCCAGCCCCGGATCGCCCGGCCCGGCGCCTTCCACCTGCGCGCGCACCCATTCGGCACCGGCGCGCGTCTTGCCCGCCCCGCGCCCACCCATGATCACCCATGTCTTCCAGTCGCCACGCGGCGGCAATTGATGCGGCAGGGCCCAGAACTCGAACAGCCAGGGCAGCGCCAACAGCGCGTTTTCACTCAGCGATCCCAGAAACTCATCCACCTCCTCCGGCGTCGCGGAGGCAAGCCAGCCTGCGCCCGATTTCAGCGCGGGCACCTTCGAAATCAAGATCCCCCCCGGCACCGACCTGGCCGGCAATCTGCTTGCGGAGTTTGTCAACTTTGCCCCTCTCGTCCAGAACATGCAGCGCTGTCGCCCGCAGATCGCGGATCACGGCCTGTGCGGCCTTGACCTCGCCAAACTCGCCCGACCGCAGCGCCTCGATCACGCGGTGCAATTCCACCGCCGCTTCCCGATAAAGCCCTTCCGCAACGGCAAGCACGTCCTCGGGAACCGCGCCGTCGCCACCCATCCTTGTTGTCAT